GCTTGGTCGAGTTGCGTCATCGGATAGACCAGCGCCCCAAGCGAGAAGGGCGAGGCGCTGCCGGTGTTCTCGGAGTTCGCCGAGCCCATCGAGAAATTCGCGCTGACCACATCCATGATGTCGTCGTCGAGATGCACGACGCGCTGATTGTCCACGGTCGGATAGCCGCGAAAGAGGCGCGGGCCGCCCGTGCGCCGCGCGACCTCCTCCACCCCGTCGTTGAGAAAGATGAGGACCTGCGCGGCCGTCGGCTGATTCGGTTCGTTGGCAAGAGCCTGGACGAGCGCGATGGCGGACGCGCCCGAATATCCCTGGGGCGTGGCTATGGCGACACCCTAGCGCCGACTGCTCTTGTGGCTGCGCTTGTGGCTACGCTTGCCCTTGCGCCGGTTGCGCAGCGCAATGGCGACGGCCTGACGCTGGGCGCGCTTTGTGCCCAAGCGCTTACGGGTGCGGCGGAATTGCTTTCCGGCCTGCAACTCCGCAATCGCCGTGCCCACATCCTCGCCTGGGGTCAACGGCATGGATCACCTCTTCGCCGTCCGGCGCGCGTGGTGCTTGGACTTCCGCTTCGCGGCGATCCTTCGCATATTCTCGGCAAACACCGCGCGTTTCTTTGCGAGCCCGCCACGCGACTTCGCGCGTGCGATCTTCTTCGGCGTCGCCTTGCCAAAGGCACCTTCGGTCCCGCGAGCCTTCATGCGCGCACGGGCCTTCTGTAGCCAATGGCCCTTCTTGCGCGCCGCCACGCTAGATCGACGGAGCCGAAAGCGCCGTTGGAATCACCGCTGCCGCACCAAGCGCCTGCTGGCCGCGCGTCGTCACCGTGCCCACCGACGAGGCCGTCGTGTTGTCGATCGCAAGCAGCGCCTGCGCGCAGCACCGCACCGCAAGCGCCAGGTCCTGAATGGCCTTGTAGACGTCCTCGTAGCTGCCCTTCTGCGTGCCCGTCTGGAGCACGTTGGCAACATTATCGGCGATCTGCGCGAGTTGCACGGCAGTCGGTGCGCTGACGGGGTTGGGAACGTTGACTGCGCTCGATGCCACCTACTTCTCCTCGTCGCCCACACGGCGCTTGCGATTCATCTCCGCCCACGCATCGCCCGTTTGCCGGTCGCGCCACGGCACGTACTCGCCCGTGAGCGAGCGGATGCCGTCGTTCGTCCCCGACGCGCGTGGCGAGTGCGGCTCGTTAAACGTGTGGATGGCGCGCGGGAACGCCGCGGTCGACGGGTCCGCGAAACGGAGCGCACCCGCAGGGGGCTGCTCCGACTCGAAGCCCTCTATCCCGACGACGACGATACCAGCCCGACGCCGCGCCATTAGCTTTCGACCAAGTCGAGCGCCATGAGATACTCGCGGTCCACCAGGTCCTCCACGGGCTTGACCGTCTCGCGGATGAACTCCAAGAAGCCGTAAGGGTTGTCCAGCTCCGTCGTTACGCCGTCGTCGGTGAACGCCTTGACCGGGTTGTGCCGGCCCGACCACCGCAGCGCGTGGCGCGACTTTTCCTCGCCGACCACGTTTGGCTCCTCGGAGCGCATACGCTTGTAATTGCCGAGAAAGAGGTCCCACGCGCCTTCGACCACCTCGACGCGCGGAGGGCTCGAATCGTTATCGCGTGCGGGCGGAATCGCATAGACGAGCGGCGGCTTGCCGCCGATGGGCGAGCCGACCTTGAACGTGAAGACGATCGGGAACACGCCGACTTTGTAGCGGTTCATGTTCTTGCCGCGCTCGACGGCGCGCGTCAGCGTGTCCACGTTGTAGATTTTCGCAAGCTCTTTGTCGTAAATGAGCGCCTCTTCTGCACCGCGACGCTCGGAGATCGCCACCATGAGCCGCTTCCACGACTTCGTGCGCGTGTGATTGACCACGTAGATGCGCGCGGGCGGAATGGCGTAGTTGGACGGAACCGTGAGGTCCGGGTCGCCCGTGCCCTTCCCGAGCGGATTCTGCTGCAGATCCAGCCACGTCGCGAGGTTCGAGCCGTTCGCCATGCTAGTAGCCGCCCACGTACACCGGCGCAAGCGTCGGCGTCGAGATGCCACCGACAATCGGCGGTCCAAGGTAGGTCGCGAGCACCGACCCCGCCGCCGGAGCCGCCACGGCGGTCAGGTTGCCCCCACCATCAGCGACCAGCGCCATCCCCGCGGAGATGCCAATGCCGCCAACACCCGTGACGTAGGCGTTGATCGGACCGTCGTACATCACGAGCGCTTTGGTCCCGAACGCCGTCTCGTTGCCGTACGCGGTGCTCGCCGCGTACCCGGCATCCGTGTTCGCCGGAGCGACCTGCGGCGTACCGGCAACGTACACGATGCCGTACTGCCCGCGCGGCAGCTTCTGCGCGAACGTCGAGTTGAGCTTCCAGCGTGCGCCGAACGCGCCCGTCGGCGAGAGGTTGAGGAGCTTGCCTTGCGCCGCCGGCAACCCAAGCTGCGCGCCGTAATTCGCCGTGCCGGGCGCTGCAAGTTGCGTCGGAGCCGTGACGTCGAGCACTTCGATTGTCGACTCTTCCAGGCGGGGAGCCGAGATGCCGGGATTGGTCGTCGAGCCCGGGACCTGCACCCCGGCACCGCCGGGCAGGACGCCGATGTTCGGCCCTGCGAGCGAGCCCGTGCCCGAACCCGTAAGGTACAGCCTATGCAGTGGCATCTAGGTCACTTGCCTTCCCAAAGATCGTCGTAGTCGTGGCGGAGCGGAACGCCCGACCCCTCGAACGTGGACGTCGGAGACACGATGGTCTTGTCGCCCTCTTTGCCGTAGCCCGTATCGAGGCGGTTGCCGTTGTAGGGATTGCGGAACCGTTCGCTTGAGTAGTTGGGACCCGTCGCTGCGTCTTTGCTCTTGCCGCGGTCTGCCATGTGCGCCGTATGCTCCTCTGTGGCTTAGAGATTCAGGAGGTCGTTGAACGCGCCGACGAAGCCGTTCAATCTCGGGTTGTCGCTGGCTTCGGCAAGGCCGATGACGTACCGGCACGTTTTCTCCAGCACGTTGGGCGTGTCGATCCACGGGACGAAATCGAACCCTTTTTCCCCAAAGTACCGATACTTGGTGTGGTTCGAGTTGACGTAGTAGAGGTTGTACCCGACGTTCTGGCCGTTGTAGATCGTGTCGAAGTGCGTGTCGCCGATGCACTCCGCGCCAAGCAGGTGCGGGTTGCCGAGATACGGGTTCGCGCTGTCGCCGGGCGATACGCGCACCTGGGCGTCGAGCGAGAACATATACGACGAGATGACCTGTTGGTGGCCGAAAATGTGCGTGGGCGCGGCGTCGCCGACGACGCACGCACCGTAATTTCGCAGCACGAGCGCCCGCGAAAGGTCGTTGGAGGCCGAGCCGAGCCCGCTTGTCGCGAGCGAAATGACCTGGCCCTGCCAATTGAGGAACGAGTTGGACCCCAGGCGCGCGATGTTGAGGTACACGTCCCACAGTTGGCCGTTGTCGCACGCCTCGGGGATGCCGGTGAGCGGCACGCCATGATCGGTCGAGCGCCCCTTGGTCGTCGAGCAGGTGTCCTGGCCGAGCAGGTTCGTGAGCGACCCGATGGCCGTCTCGACTTGCACCGTCAAGTTGTCCACGCGCATGTTCGGTCCACGAACGAGTTTTACCGTAATGTAGTCCAAGGACACCGCAGCGGTGTACCACGACCACGGGACCGAAGCGACCGAGTAGAGCGACTGCGGACCGCTCGGCAGCGTATCGTACTGCCCAAACGACGTGGCCGTGTCGTTCATCGACGTCAAAATCGGAAGCGCTAAGAAGCGCCCCTCTTCGTGGCGCTGCGCGTAGTCCCACTCGACGCGAACGATCCGGTTGCCCGTAAAGACCGCGTCGGACACGTATGGCGCGAACGACTCTGCGAGGATCGCGCTTTCCTGGTCAAATCCGCCTAATCCCGAAACGGGCATATCGGAAACTCTCCAAAATCGGAAACGCAGGTTGTGCGCCTCGACGGTTTCGGAGTGCCCCCGATTCTCGTGTCCGGGCCGGAGCGTGCGGACGAAACGGCGGGTCCTACCTAGAGGTCATGCCGGGGTGGCTTACGCGCCCGGGCTATCGACGTCAGGGTAGCACACGCCCGGGGCTGCTGGCAAGCGCTAGGCGCGCGTGGCGTTGAGATACGCGACGTTTTCGGCCATGAACTGCTCGGGGGTTTTGCGGCTCCCGTCGGCATTGCGCGGGTTTGGGCGCTGTGGCAGCGGCCTCGGTGGGGCCTGAACCACGCTGCCCGTGCCGACACGGCGCGAGGCATCGGCCGCCTGCCGCTGCGCGAGTTCGAGTTGCGCCGCTTCCACCTGCGCGATCGCCGCCACCGCCGGAGAACTCGTCGCCGCGACGCGCTCCTCCTCGACAATCAGTTCCTGTTGCGCTCCAAAGATCAGCCCGGCACGCAATCCGTAGGCGTCGATATAGCCGCTCTCTTGTGCCCGGCGCAGGGCCTTCTGGTAAAACGGATCGCGCGGCCCGGCGGCGACGTTGACGAGGTCCGGGTACGCGCGGCCAAGGTCCTCGTGCGCCGACCGCATCTCGTTTGCCCGCCGCATGTTCTCGGCTTGCTGCTGCGCTTGCTGTTGCGCTTGAGTCGTCCGCTCTTGCTCAAACCGCGTGAGGCGCTGCTCGACCGTCTCGACCGCGGCAAACCGCCGCCGTAGACTCTCGGCGAGCGCCGGGTCGAACATTTCGAGCGACGAGAGGTCGAGGCCATCTTGCGTCCCAGCCGCAGGCGCGGCAAGGGCGGCTTGCCCCGCACCCGCCGCAGCCGCCTCGGCGCGGGCCTGCTCGACGAGCGGCAGTCCCCGTGTCGCCCGTTCGTAGCCCGCGACGACGTACTCGCCGTAGGCCTGGTCCGTGAGCGCCCGCTGGATGAGCGGCAGAATCCGTGAGAGGCGGCCGTCCTCGGCGAGCGGCCGAAGGATGGGGTCGAACTCGCGATAGCGCCCTGTGATGCGGTCGAACTCCGAGCGGCGGGGGTATCCGCGCTTGACGGAGTTCTCGAACTTTTTCGGGACGCGAATGGGGATTTTGACGCCGAGGTCCGCGTCGTCAATCTCGAACTCGGCGTAATCGGCAAAGGCATCGAGAAGCGCTTGCGCAGCGCCTTCGGCGGCAGCGTCGGCACCCGGCGCGGGGGCGGGGGCGGGGGCGGGGGCCGACGCGGGGGCGGTCGGAACCGTAGTGGCAGCCGCGCCGGCCTCGGCTCCGGCGGCAGTGGCGGCGGGTCCGTCGGTCGTGCCGTTTGCGGCTCGCAGCCGCGCCTGGTGCTCGGCGATGAGTTGCTGCGCCGTCTTGCCGCCGGTGTCTGCCGTGCCCGGACCTGGCACGCCCACGCCTCCGGCAGAGGCGGTGTCCTCGGGAATGGCCACGCCCTCGCCTTCGGTAAACGTCGGCGGCGCGGCGTGGGTGAGGATGGGCTTGCCCGTGTTTTGATCGAGCGCGGCGGTTCCCGCCGAGAAGGTGGGCACCGCCGCAGCCGCACCCGCCGCCTTGAGGTCAGGCGCGATCTTGCCCTCGGCAACGAGTTTGTCCATCGTCGCCTCAATGTGCTCCCGAACGCTTGGGCGCTGCTTCGTCTCTGCCATACTCCTCCAATGGAAAGAGCCCCCGGGACCTCAACCGCTGCTTGGAGTCCCGGGGGCAGCCGAGCTTCTCGGCTTACTTCTTGTGCTTCTTCACGCGACGCTTCATTCCGCGCGACTCGTGCTTCTTGGCCTTTTTCATGCTCTCAAGGTGCCCCTTGAGCCCCTTGTGCTTACCGCCTTTGCGATGTTTTGCCATATATGTTACCCCACCCCCTTTCTCATTGGTCGGCGTCGCCGCCGCCCTCGTCGTCCGCGCCCGGTTGCCCATCGGCATCGGTCGCGGCGTTATCACTCGGCATCGGAGCCGAGCGTTCTGCGCCGGAGGTGGACGGTTTCGCCGCCCCCGACGTGCCAGAAGTGTAGCCGGAGAGGACGGTCTCAAGCGTACTCTGCACGCTCGTAAGCACCGCGACGACGGCCGGGAGCTTCTGCATCCCGACGCCACGCTTGGCGACCTTGAGCGCGCGAATCGCGAGATCGACGGATTGCCACTCGGGCGAAAGGCTGGAGGAGAGGTCCGAAAGGATGCCGGCAAACGGGTTGCCCAAGCCGGGGCCGCCTGCAGGCGGCATGGGCGGCGGACCGCCCGGAGGGGGCACGCCCGGAGGCGGCCCCCCAGGGGGCACCGCTCCTAGCGGACGCGGGAGTGGCGTTACACTTGCTCCCGGCCTGGCGGCTCCTGGCGGCGGCATCGTCACCGTTTACTCGCTCCCTCGCTCCCGGCTTGAACTGACGGCCCCCTTCCGGTCATCCTGCCGCCGCTCCTTGCTTGCGCTGACGTTTACTCCCCGGCTTCTTGGTGGCGTTCGGCTTGCCGCCCGGAGGCGCAACCCCAAGCAACTGCCAGGCTTTGCTTGGGTCGGCCTTGAGCGCCTCCACTTCGCGCATCGCCGCCGTCGCGCTCGGAATCGCGCCGATCTCTTCAAGCATCTCGTACACCGTCGCGAGCGGCACCGGCACCCCCGCCTGCGTCAAGTTGAGCAGCGTCTGCAGCCGCGCGCTCGGCCCGGCCGGTTGACGCGATCCCGCCTTGGCCTCCACCTCGAAGGGGTCCGTCAGTGTCGTCCCGAGCATCGGCACGGGCTCGAAAATGCCCGCCTCGTTCTTGACCTTGACGATGACCGGCGACGTGTAGAACCGCGCCATGAGTTCGAGAAACTGCTCCCCAAGGGTGTGCATACACCGCGAGAGGTCCGCAAGCGCATCCCGGAACCGCACGCCGCTCGACTCCTGGCCCTGGGTCATCGTCTCGGTCGACACCTGCATCTTCGGCGGCATTTTGCCGAGCATGATGTCCGAGAGCCCGCTAAGGTCCTTGATTTTCTCATCGAGGTATTTGATGTGCGCGCCGACGTAGGGGGGGAGGTTCGGGGCGGGCTCGCGCTTGCCGAACTTCAGTGTCTGCATGGGCTCGCGAAAAATTGCCGCAGGAGCGTTGGTAATATCGTCGTCGCTGCGCGTGTCGTCCTCGGGGATGCGCCAAATGGAGTTCCCCGAAAGATTCGCCGTGTCGAACACGATGCAGACCATGCGAATGAGTTGCTCGTACGCATCCGCGATCAGGTCCACGTCCGACGGACCGTACTGACCCCCGCCGGGGTCCGCGTTCGCGTTGATCTCCGCCAGAGGAATGTACCCGTAGGGGTTCATCCGATCGTCGGCTTCAATGTCCTCATCCACGATGACGACCAAGCGCCCCTCGGGATACAGCGGGTAGCGCACTTCGTGCGTGATGGCCTCAAGGGCAGGCTGGTCATCGAGCACGCGCAAGCCGTCCTCTACGTTCGCCATCG